AAACTTTTTCATCATTTCGACATTGTCTCCAAGATAATATACTCCAAACTCTGTTTTGTGAGACTTATATCCTTCGAGTTCTATCTGCTTCATCTTTGCATACTTGCTTTCATATAGTCTGATATTTTCTTTATATCAACTTCGTCAACCTCATTTAACCTTCTGCTTCCTATTGATACGCCAAACAAGCCTCTAATGGCTAAGTCTTGCATATTGACAGGAAGAGTAGTTTTTATTGACATAAATCTTGTAAATGTCATAAACACTCCGAGTTCTATATCGTCTGTTATATCAATCCCGATTGACCTTGCTATGCCAATAAGAACTTTGTCACTTGGATTAAACTTTCCAGATTCGTAGTTGTATATTGTCTGATAGTCAACTCCGATAATCTTAGAATACTTTGCAGCAGAGATATTGAGTTTGTTTATTCTAATATTCTTAATCCATTCTCCGATTGTATTAGAAGTTTTTTCCATGCTTATAACCTCTTTCCAAGTTGTACATTAATTTTAAGTAAATATGAGCTCCGATATTAATCTCATTTCTTCCAGCAAAATCTAAAAGTCTTATTATTGCATCTGATATTTCATCTTCTAATGTGTCTTTATAAAACTGCTCAAAAAACTGTTTAAAGTTCTCTTGGTTTTCAAATACGAATCCTACTTGAGTCTTGCAATTCTTTCCTTTTCTTATAGCTTCGATAGCTTCACTTATCTCTCCAGACGCAAGTGCGAGTGATTTTACATTAATCATATCCTCGAAGTATCTCCTGATATTGTCGCTTGCTCCAACTAGGTTTTCTGCTATCGCAAGTGGCTCGTCATAGAATCCTCTATCGAAGTTGTCTCTATATATCTCTTCGCATAGTGTTGAAAAGAAATCTTCAATTTTTTCCATTTGCTCTTTGCTTAATAAATCTTCCATATTTATATTATTTTTATTGGTTCTTGTATTGCTTTTTTAAATATATCGAAGTTCTTTTGATTTAGCTTCTTATTTGATGATATTTGAATCTTGTCGCTAACATCAGGAGGCAAAGAATTTTGAAACAAGTCTGAAAAATCTTTAGACTCGCCATCTGAAGCATGATGTATAGAACACAAGTGTACTATAATATCTTTACGCTTATTCTTGATAACTGTCGCAGTTTCCATTGCCTTGATAAACGAAGATTCATCGTCACAGTCTATTAGAAGCTTTATGTTTAAAGCATAGTCTTCATGCTTGACAGATTCAATTTGATCTTGTTGTATTTGAGATATTTCTTTTATATGTTCATTGGAGTTCATTCCAAAAACGTTATAGTTAAAGTTCAAATACTCAGCAAGGCTCATTGCTTCTCTAGGAGACTTGGCTATGATTAAAAGATTGTCCTTCTTCATTTTTTTACTATGACCAAAGAAAGATTCTGTAGCAGAACTTCCTTTTATATGTCTTACTATCTTTTCAGAAGAACGCCTATATAGCATTACTCCAGTCCTATATGGTATAGATAGGAAGGTATTTATAAGAAAAGACTTTCCAGATCTTCCTAAATCATAATCTTGATACGAATACAGTCCGCATCCATATCTAAGAAGTGTATTTTTACTAACTATTCCATCATACCAGAAAGTATAGTCAACAACAGAATCTGAGGCTTCTCTTAGCTTTTCATTCATCTTCTTTGTATGTCTCATTGTAAACTCGTTATAAAACGGCTCTTTTTTAACATTCCTTGAAGTGTCTTCAAACACTGGAGCTTCGCTTAGATTTCTTCCGATTATTTCTTCTATACGAATGGCAATATCTTTAAAAGACAATCCCATTTGATTTATTAGAAGTTTTATTATATCGCCAGAAAAGTTTGCGTCTCCAAAGTCGTTACATAGTCCATTATCAAGATTTATGCACAAGCTTGGCTTTCTATCTCGATAGGCTTTGTTTCTTATGTTATAGATTTCTCCAGAAGAGCCTTTTATGTTATACCCGAAAGCTCGGAGTACAGCTGCTCTTTCGAAGGGCAATAGCTTCTGGTTTAAACTCATAAGTTAAATATTGTATCTTGTTGCAATTATTGTTTTAAGTTCGTCAAGAACAGAATAGTTTTCTTCTTCTATCTCTACGCCATCGTGAACTTGAGATACTATGTTTTTTTTCTTCTGTATCAAAGCAAAAAGGTCTTCGTCAATAGAGTCTTTACCTATTGCATAATAGCAGTTAGTAAACTTCTGTTGACCGAGTCTGTTGCATCTATCTTCGGCTTGGTCGTGTATTGTTGACGTCCAGCCAAAATCTGTAAATATTACATTATTTGCAGATACTAAGTTTATCCCGAAGTTTGCAGCTTTAAGACTGCACACTATTATTCTGTCACGAATATTAGTAGGCGCATGATTTTTTTCAAACATCAAGTTTACAGTATCTCTTCTGTCATTTGAATCTTCGCCAAGTATCGAAAGGCATCCAAAATGCTTCTTTAAGGCGTATTGAACATCTATTATGCCTGAGAAGATTACAAACTTTTCGCTTTTTTTTCGTTTAGCCATCTCTTCTATCCAAGCGTAAATGCTTTTAAGTTTTCCCATTGCAGAAACGTATTTCAAAGCGTTGATAAACTCGAGAATCATCTCGTCTCTTTCAGGGGCAACATTCTCGTCTTTAGTTCCGTCAAATAGGTCAGAAACAGCAAGATTAGTGCGTTTATTCTTGTTCTTTTCAAATAGCCATTTTACTGGATTTCTCTCAGCTTCAGAATACTCGTCTCTTGTTGTTATGTCCATTTTTATAACCTGCGGAATAGACTTGCCTTTTAACTCCTTAGCTACATCTTTCTTAGTTCTTCGTACCATGCAAATAGCACGAAGTCTTTCATTCAATAGCTTAAGATTCTTTGCTCCATCTGTTTTCATTCCGTATTCAGTAAACTTCATATCGCAATACTTTTTCAAGAATGATGTGACTCCGCCAAAGTCAGATAGCCTATCAAGTATCTTCAACTGAGGAATAAGATCTTCTGGCTTATTTTCTATAATAGTTCCAGACAATAAAAATATAAACTGCTTATCTTTCGCAATGTCGTAAACGTTCTCAAAGCGTATAGACTTCTTATTTTTTGTTCTGTGACTCTCGTCTACAACAATACCTTCAAACTTCATCGACATGAGGTTTTTCTTATACTTGCCAAGTTGCTCATAGTTCATTACGTAAACATGGGCAGATGTATCTATTAGATTTCCAACGAGCATCTGTACTTTAACTCTTGGAGTCCATTCGTTAAATTCTCTCTTCCATTTTTTTACTACAACAGAAGGACATATTACCAACATTGGATATACTCCAGCAGTCCATGCAGCAGCTATAACTTGAGCAGTTTTACCAAGACCCATGTCATCTGCATTTATACATCTTTTAGATTTTATCATATACTCGACTCCAGCCTTCTGAAATGGATATAATCTCTTCCCATCTGTGCTTACCAGATCTGGAATAACGAAATCGCGACTCGCAGACTTTGCTGATGATGCACTTGCAAAGAAGTCCTCTTTTGTCTTGTAAGACTCAATAGTCTGTATAACTTCATCTGTTACAGATTCCGCTATTCCAGACTCGATAAGCTTACGAAGAACTAAAGAGGACTCCTGCCCTATCGGAGCACTCCAGTTGTTCTTATTAGGGTTAAACTTTACTCCAGCAATATTTTTTAGGGCATAGACTTTCTCTTTATCGTACTCAAAGTCAAATACGAAGTGTCTATATTTTCTGGCTTGCTTTACTGAGATATTCATACTATCCTATTCCGAGTTCGCCGAAGAGTTCATCCATCGAAGGATCTGGTTGGGCTTCGATTGCAGTGGTCGGATTCTTTGCTTCGGCTTTTGGCTCGGTTGCATTCTCTTTCTGAGCAGGCTTTTTTGCGGAAGATTCAACGTCTTTCTTTTCATCAGAAGGCTTTTTAGATTCTGGCTGAGAAGAGTGTTCGCCAATATCGTTTACTGGTTTTGCAGTTTGCAATCCAGGAATTGACTTCTCTTCTGATAGTTGTTCTTTAGAAGCAGCTGCGCTAAGACTTTCAACATAAGCTTCAAACTTTTTTAGGTCTGTTTTCTTTGATTGAGCGTCAGAGTGCTTCATGTTCATTATAGCTTTATAAGCATTTGCCCTGCTAATGCTAAACCAATTTTTTAGCATCCAATTCTGCATCTTTTGGTCAGCGCCTTTAAAGAAGTCAGCCATTTCTTGCCTTTGGTCTAAAGTAGCAGGCTCGTTATGTCCTAAGATAGCAAAATCAGGAAGTATAGGAGGCGACCATTTGAACCAAGAGTTTCCTATTTTTACAGAATTATCTCCTGAGAAGTGAACGACAGCCATAGTCTTTTCAAGCTCGTATAAGTATCTGCCGATACCCCATTGAACTGCAGCTCTTTTCATTGCATTTGAAAGACCTCCTTTGAACGGCTCAAAGTCAGTAAACTCTGCTCCATCATATTTGGTAATCCATTCTCCATTATGCTTAATAGATATGCCAGTAGTAAATCCGTTTAGAATAGCATCGTAAGTCTTCTTTACTCCGTCTATCCATCCAGTCTTTTCGTTCTTTACAGCACGCAAGGTTGGCTCTGTATTCTTCCAGCCCATAGTGCCTACTACTTCATCAAGGCGGTTCATTATAGCCCTATTAGAAACATAGCAGAAAAGCAATATCTTAGCTTCTCCGTTATATTCTTTTTTCTCTCCAACACGCCACTCGAGTTCCTCTGGATAGAACGGCTTGGATAATTCTTCTTCTATTCTGCTAGATTTCATATTATTATTCTCCATCGCTTTCATCTTCATCTTCGTCTGACACTATGTCAAGCATATTACCTCCTTTTGCAAGCTCATTTGCTGCATACGGAATATTTAAGTCAATTAAGTATTCTCCGAATTTGTTTTCTTCGTTCCAGTCTTTGTATCCAATAGCCTTGCCTGAATCAATATAATCTGCAACTTGCCTTAACGCATCTTTATACATTTTTCTTCCAAGTCTCATTTCATCAGAGTCAACTTTAACTCGATAAGGTTGAACGTAAGCAAGACTATTTTTCTCAGCAAACCACATTAAAGAAGCTTTGACCTCTATGCCATGATAGGCAAGACCATCTATGTAAAGCGCTCGTTGCATATGGTAAAGATATTTCTTAACACTATGGAGAACCGAAGCTGGATGCGCAGATACGCATGACTTTAAGTCATTTTCAAGGTTAGGAGTTAATCTGTCAATTCTTCCTTTCATAGGAAGCCCAAATTCCTTGTCTGTCCAGAAGAGGCTTATTTCTGAGTGACCATCTTTGTCTTCCATTATCTTTCTCAGTATAGGATTTCCAATAATCGAAGACTTTATTCTTTTTGCAAGTGTAAAATCTTGGTCTGATATAATACCTATTTTTTTAGCTTCGCAGTATGCTTTGAACTTTTTTCCTACCTTTGTTGCTCCGTTTGTAAAATACGAAACTCCTTTTTCCTGAAGGTCTTTCATTTCTTTTTCATCGAAGTCAATATCACCAAAGTCAGCAAGAGTTTCTTCTACATTTTGCGGACAATAGTATTTGCCATAGAATGAAGATTCCTCGAAAACAAATTCATGCAATACCCTTCCGAACTGCATATCTCTTGTCTCAGAAGGCTTCTGAAATTTCATTTCATGCAAGAAATGCTTAAAGCTATTCTTTTTAATCTTGCTTAGTGATGAGAAGTTGTAAGCTTGCGTATTTGCATATTCCTCGAAAGGAGAGTTAGGAACTATTTTGTCAACGTGCTGAAGCCAAAGGTTATTTTCCTTGAAGATTTTAAAGTTACTCATAATGTGTAATTATTGAAGATTTATTGTTAAGACTGATTTTTTCAGTCAATTTTATTAATCTTAATTTATGCTAATTTTAGTATAAAACAAAATAGAATTTAATGCTATTGAACTATATATATATATACAGTATTAAGCGCTTAAATTTTAATTTTAAGACTATATATATATTTATTTGATATTATACTAAGATTATATATATTAAGTCTGTCAAATGACAAATTTTAACCTTAATTAAAACCTTCACACAATGGAACAAATCCTAATAGGCACACAAGATAGCCTAGTAAATATCTTGAACTTAGATGTTGATGACATAAAGTTCGGAGACATAATGAACAGTCTTCAAAAGCAATGCCGCTTTAACGGCAGAACAAGGATACATTATAGTGTGCTAAAGCACAGTCTTCTTGGCGCTATGATAATGCACGAGTCTTCTACCGCTGAAGAGGTCTTGGCTTTTATGATTCATGACTTCGCAGAATCTTTTACTGGCGATATAATAGCTCCTATAAAGAAGATGTTTCTAGGTCTTTACGAGATCGAGAGAAAGATAATGCAGACGGTCTGCCAGCGATATGGCATAAGCGAAGAAGTATTGTATTCTGACAAGATAAAAAAAATAGACAAGTTTATGTGCGACCTCGAGGGTAACAGACTTGTATCAAATATAGTGTTCCCTTCTGACAAGAAGATTATGAACATGGCTGAAGATCTTCATCAGCAAGGGTATATATCTACATACGGATTTAATGCCATTGACGAGATTATGTGCATGGGATTTAGCGAAGAAAACGCAGATAAAACAAAGACAGCTTTTAGAAACTTGTTTCTATCTCAAAAAAACAGACAAGAACAAGGAGATAGCTTTCCTTTGTTTGGAATAGCTTTCGGAGATAATCCTTCCCAAGATGACGATATGATAGACGGAGATTATGACGGTGACGATGAAGAAGAAGGGATTTTTTAATGTCAGACATGAAAAAAGCCATTCAAGAAGTAAACGCAAAAGGATATAATGATAAAGTTTACGGAGGAATGTGGTTCGGGAAGCTTGCGTCTGAAGAATTTGTTCTTCTTACAAGTGATGCGATTGTCGCCTTTCTTACTACGCTAAAAAGAGAGTCAGACCTCGCAAGAGGGTATGTTGACTTTAATGATTATTCTGCAATATTGAAAGAAGAGTCTTCTTTTCAGGGGGCAAGATTCGTATATGTAGCAAACAATGATTATGGAGCTTCTCTTATAATAGCTTCAAAACTCAGATGGTCAGACATCTCAGAAAAAATAAAACAAATTATTAAATTAGGACAATTTTAAATGGAAACTCAAGAATTAGCTTTTTATAGCGAAGGCCCAAAAAACGAAGCTTTATCAATAGTATCATACGAAAAGAATATTCCATTAGAAGTATTGCCACTCGCTAAAAAGATGGCTCCTGCAAGAAAGTCAAAAGTGCTATCTGCGATTTCTGAAATATTTCAAATTGCAGAGTCGTGGAGTCTCCAGGTTGAGGAGATTAATATCGAATCTATCGAAGATACTAAGTCTATCGAGTTGGCAGAGATCGCCTATAAAAACACGAGAAGAGCAAGACTATCTTCTATGCGAGTATTCAAAGATGCCAGAGCTGAAGTTCATGCTATTAAAGTTGAGTACGATACAGAAGATAAGCTATTGCTCAAAACAAGCCAAATAGCTGAGATTCTTTTCAAGGAAATTGAGACTAAGGCTTATGATAAATCGCAGTATGTAGAGAAATACAACTTGGAGCAAAAAAAAATTAGAACAGAGAAGCGCCTTAATATTCTCCTTGAAAACGGATTCGATAGCGTTTCTTCTATGACTTACAGAGACATGGAAGATGATATGTTTGATGTTTTTTTGGGTGGCTTGAAGTACAAAAGGCAACAGCTTCAAGAAGAAGAAATTGCCGAAGCTGCAAGAGAAGAAGAAAGAAGACTTGCTATTGCTGAAAAGTATGAAATAAAAAGAAACGAAGATTCTATTATTGTGAAAGAGTCTCCTAATGTTCAAATGCACTCTGATGATGACTTTTTTACTGAGATGCAAGATAAAAGCAATGGCGCTAAATTTTCAAGGATATGGTCGGCATCTCCTTTTGTAGAATCAAAAAAGAGTTCAACTTCAAATAAAGAGCAAATGCTTTCTTGGGTAGAAAACTTTGGAGCTCCTTTCTTAGACTTAGAGTGTCCAGAAAAGCAGACAGTGTTAGCAAAGTTCGCAGGTTTTAAAAGGTGGGCTAAATTAGAAATCTCCAAAATGAAAGAATCATAATGCAAGTTAAGACAATAAAAAGAGCAGTTTATTCTAAAATGAAAGAATGGACTGCAACAATAGAAGATGTCGTTCTCGCAGAAGATGTTATGAACAATATAGTCGTATCAGGAGGCTGCATTGCATCAATGTTTCAAGGTCTTGATGTAAATGACTATGATGTTTACATACAAGATAAAGCTGTATTGAAAAGACTTTGTTTTTACTATATACAGAAAGCTTGTAAAACAGACCCTTCTATAAACAAAGTTCATGTAGTTTCATTTGAAGACAGGTTTAACTATTTATCTCAAAAAGATAAATCTTTTGCAGAGTTAATGGAAAATGGAGAGTCTGACGAAGACTATTCTGGTAATTTGCAAATAAGAGAAGTTTTACTTGTTGACAAGAATAGAATTAAAATAATCGGAGTAAGCAATGGAGCCAAAGTTGATTACAAAGACAAAGAGGTCTCTCCTTATTCGCCAATGTTCTTCTCTCCTAACGCTATAAGCCTATCTGATAAACTTCAGATAGTAGTAAGATTTCATGGAACTCCAGAACAGATTCACGAAACATTCGACTTCGTTCATGCTACTAACTATTGGACTATTAAAGATGGTCTTGTTCTAAATATAGAAGCATTGGAATCTATCTTGACAAAAAGACTAAAGTATAAAGGAAGTTTATACCCTATTACTTCTGTAATAAGAATGAAAAAGTTTATCAAGAGAAACTTTACAATATCGGCAGGAGATATTTTAAAGATGGCTATGCAAATATCTGAATTAGACTTGTCTAAGATAGATGTTCTTGAAGATCAATTAATAGGAGTTGATGTTGCATACTTCTCTACTCTTGTTAAAAAAATTATTAATTCAGGAGAAAAAACTATCACATCTCCTATGGTTAATAGGCTTTTAGATAAAATAGAAGAATATTTTGGAGGCGAAAATGAGCAAGATTCCTAAAAAACTAAAACTTCCAGCATTAGACGCTATATGCAATGATAGTAAATCTTGCTTTGCTTATCCTACAATTGGAGTAAAGTATCAAGAGTATAGAGGAAGAAAGTGCTTTATAGCCACAGATGGAAGCGTATTTGCCTGCTTTGACGCAAGGTCTCTAAATATAGAAGTAGAGTGTGCTGGCGACAAGGTGATACCAAGAGAAGCTTGGACTAAGTTTAGAAAAGCAAAGAGAGTTATACTTCAAGAAGGCAATATGTATATTTTATACTCAGACGGGAGAGAAGAGTATGTTTCCTATCTCAAAAACGAGGTTAAATTATGGGCTGGATCAAGAAGCCTTCTGATAAAAGAAGATAAGACTATATTCGATTCGGATAAAATCTTTTCAGAAGGTATTATGACTTCTTTTTTTAATGCAGAAACTTTTTACATAGCTTCTAAAGTGCTATGCTTTGACAAGGTTCACAAGGAAGTCATGCACTATTCTTGTCCTGAAAATCCGAACTTGTTATTATGTCAAGATGCTACTGATAGATTCGTAGTTGTAATGCCTTGTAAAAAAACAGATGTAAAGTACATGGAGTCTGCCGATTTTATCAGCAAGGTATTAAGAGAGGACAAGATTCCTTTTTAACAATTTTTTTTGGGGGGCTCGAGCGACACCGAAAACCCTGAAAAAATTTAGAGCTGCAGATTTAAGCGAATGATCTTCGTATAAAGTCTGTGGCTCTTCTTGTTTATATGATCTGGACTTCTTTTATATGTACAGAAATCTTCATTAAATTATAAAGCATCTTCTGTTTATCTGTGCCAGATCTTCTGAATTAAAATATTTATAAATCTTCAGTCATCAAATTTCGATTTTAAGCGCTTAGAAATAAATAGCTATATATTTGCATTGCTTTTGGGTTTAAGTCTGTTAAATGGCAAATTTGGCTTATTGACGAATCTATTTAAGCGCTTTATATATATATATAGTTCCTCAAATATCATTTTATACCTTATATATATATATAGGGCAAAAATAAATTTGACTTTTAATCCTAAATAGCATATAATAGCCAAACGTTTTTAAGGAGTTGACAGACTGTCAGCAAATCTTCTAAGCGGAAAAATAAATCTTCAAATAATAAAGGATGCAGGAAATCCAAAACAGAAGCCTGTCAAGCATGAAGTATCTTAAAATAAATATCAAAATCTCCGAAAGCGTAGACTTTATAAAAAGCATAGAAGTTTCTGAATTTGAGTATTCTGAAATGCCAAAACTTGTTGGCAGTTCAGCAATGTCAAGAACGGGGGGTATTGCAATATCTCTTCAGTACAAAAACAAACGGTGGGAAGTGTCTCCAGTGTCTTATACGATACACTCGGGACGCGCAACTGGAAGGGGAGATTTTCAGATAGGCGGAAACGCCATCTTGTCAATAAATTGGGGTCATGGTCAAAACGAAGACGATATAAATCTTCGTCTCTATGGATTAAAATTAGAATACATAGCAGAGTCATTGACTATGTTTATTCAAGATAATATTTGGATAATCGAAAGATTCTTAAAGAGATGCGGAAGAGGTCAGCAGCCTTCCGTATTGTCATTTGTCGATGTTCCTCATCTTCAGGAGGAATCAAAAGCTCGTAAAAGAGCAAAATTTCAGGCTATGACAGGCTTGGATGTAAGCTGGGGTCACTGGTCTCCTGATATGAAATTTAAAGAGATAGAAGAGTCTGACAAAGATTCTTTTATCCCAGTGTATTCAACTTGGACTGGATGCGCTGTGTCTTACCACGAGAGTAAGACATTTTATTGGAGCAATCTTAGAGGTCGCTCTGAAATGTGCATAGGAGACAAAGAGCAGTCTCACGGAAGCAATTATGCTCATAGTCCAAGACCGATTAGCCTGAATGGCGAATCAATCTTCAGATATAGCATACCAACTTGGGCTACTCATGTTGGTATGATACATGAAGGATGTCGTAGCCGCAATGGGTCTTCTTTTGGACTAGATGTAAAAATCTTCAACCTTAAATCTTAAAAATAACATGAAAAACCTAGTAATACCTTCTTTTGCCATTTCATTGGCTATAACTTCTTATTTAACATTAAAAGCGCCTTCTATCGAGCTTTTAATACCTATCATATTGCTATTAATAGGAGCTGCTATTATAGCAAAAAACTTCAGGGAGGTGATAAAATGACAATCATCTGCACAAACAAGACATTAAAAAGCAAAGCTGCTATCTTAGAGGAGAACTGCATATGAAAACATATACAATAGAAGTAAGGGAGCTATTAGCAAAAGTAGTAAAAATAAAAGCTGAATCTGAAGATGCGGCTTTATCAAGCGTTCAGGATATGTACAACAATAGTGTTCTTGTATTAGACTATAATGACCTTGCAGATTTATCTTTTGTCAATATTGGCAAAAAAGATAAAAAGCCTAAGCCCTGCTTTGCAATTATTGAAAACACTCGGGCTAGCGTCAATAGATACAAGATAGTAAAATTCGACTCTTGTGCTGAAGTAGACTCTTATGTAGATAGCAATCCCCATCTACAACTTGAGACTACCGAAACGACCCTTGTAAAAGCACAGAAATACATGAAGGAGTATTTGTCATGAACAAGTCTGAGTTAAAAAAATCTGCAATAAGAACCGTATATCCTCCGATAATATACGGCTTAAAAAAATTCTCTATCTCCAATTACGACATCAGCAAACAAGCTATCTTTGTCGTAATACATGACGAGAAAACCGAAAGCTTCGACTGTGTTAGCATCTCAGAAATGAGAGAAGATATAGACTCACACGAGGCTTATATCTTGTGGTCGGCTAAGACGCTAGAAGCTGCAATGACTTACTGTATGTTCGCTTCAGGACATACATCTAGCTTAAAAGAACAAGAGGTATTTATATCTCTTGTTTCTGAGCACTTAGCTTTTGTTAAGGAAGTTGAGCCAATCGGAAATGGAAATGGTCTTCTTCATATGTCTAATAAAATATTAGAAGAAGGCAAGCCTATCGCAAAGGGCGGAGCTTTATTATACATGAATCAGGATAGCCTCCTGAGATATGTATATATAATTGACTTCAAGCAAATCTATAAAATAAACTCGGTAACATCTAAATAAACTTCACATTATGGAAAAAAAATTATTTTCAAAAGAAGCTATTACAGAAATGAAATTAGACTTCATATCAAAAAGAAAAGACCCGTCAGAATATAGCAGATTCCCAAAAAAAGTTAAGTTAATACTTGACTGTATGCTAGACGACACTTTCGAAGAGTGCGAAGCCGCTATCTACTATCTTAAGGAGATAGGCTGGACTGCAGATTACGACTTAGGCGGTGGTCTGCACAATGTAAGAAAATTAAATCCTAAAGAAGACAATATGCCGATTAATTATTACATGAAGGCTTTGTCCCCGTCTCTTCAGTCTACACTAAAAGACTGCATCAGAGATTACGACTTAACAGAATATGGATTCAATTACATTCAACTATCTAGCATATTATGTGTCGCCATATCAAGAAGCCTAAAAGATATAGGAGTTGTCTTATACTCGCATAGGGATATCGAACTATCAAAAAACATATCTGCAATAAGTGTACTGTTATTCTCGTACACTTCCGACCGCATATTTGACTATATGCACGAGTCAAACAAGACTAGGTATAATACTATCGCAGAGAGACTGTTAAATTCTCATGAGCCATTCCACAGAATGATAAGAAGAGCCTATCAGGAATTGGGCAAAGAAGGCTTTGAGGCTTTCTTAAAAAAACTTGCAACAGAAATAGAAAACTATAACGGAAAAATATAATGGAATATTCAAAAACAATAGACCTCTCAATCTTGTCAGCTGGGCGTGATTTCAGCAGACGTGCAGATTTTAAAAACAAAGAAGCTATACTGAAAAGTATAGTTTCTGATTACCCAAGCATCACTTTGTCATTCCCGAGACAATCTATGGCACAGTTAGTGTCAGAGAAGGGCAAAATAACTCTTTATATGAAGAAAGGGAAATACTATTTCTCTTCTGAAGAGTTAAAGAAAGATGGCTTTGCTATAATTACAGAGGAGAGCATTCGATCTCTAGTGGAGTGGATATTATGATAGTAATGACAAAAATACTTGCATCATGGAGTATAATTGTTGTACTCTTAACAATGTTTTCTTTTAAAATATGGAGAGACGGGAAAACCCTCTCCTTTGGACAATTTATTTACAAAAACTATGCAGGATTGATAATCTTTTCTGCAATAATATTAATAATAATCTGGAGCACGCACTGATGGAAATCTCCGCTGGTTCTAAATATTACGATGCTTGTGGATTTGTTGTACACATAGTACACGAAAATGATGAAGCTAAAAACGCATACTGTATGCTTTCATCAGAAGGGCATTTTTATAAAAAAGACGGAAGGTATAATTTACATAAGAGCAGCCGAGATCTGGTTGCTCTTATAGAGGAATCTCCGTCAGAAGATTCTCTAAGAGAGATAAATCTGGCTGCAGCTAAGATTGAAGAAGCTATATCAATTCTCAAAGAAGATCTTCGCTGGTCTTACTTTGTACTAAACTTCAAACAGGTAAAATCAAATTTCATGGAAGCATTCGATATGATAATAATGTACTCAAGATTGATTGTATTGACATCAAGAAAGTTGAAAAAATGAAAGATTCAATTAAAA